GATAAATCTATATCCAGGCTAAAGCCTTCCTATCATTCCGGATAGGGCGGTGATAACTGCATAACAGTGATCTATACCCAATAGGTCTGATCCCCCCTCAGCGTGATCTAGTGATTTAATTCACTGAAGTCGCACTTCTAGGGTTTTCAACCGCCTTAGATTGAGAGATCTCTATAGTTAGTTCAAAAGCTGATTATAGCCAGGTTGTACAATTTAATATTATACAAACCATGACTACAAACTTAAACTTAAGAACAAATCTATCAAAGAGGATAGAATCAGTTGGTTACATTAGTAAAATAATGTTACTTTCCTGAATTCGCCTTATTGTGTGATCTCTTCAAGTTCCTAAAGCTCCTTATATGGTGTTTGGTACTAGACTTTTACGTCTTTGGAAATGTAATGGTTCTACTTTCGTAGTCCTTTACACCAAAGAATGTACTAGAATAGTCCAAGCATTTATAAGTGGAAATCCGGTGTTCATTTCTGAATTACCGATTTCCATTAAAGGGGGATTGCCTACAGTTATTCCAGGATCTCTTAGATCTCTTTTGAGATCATTAGACCTGAATACTTGTAGAGCAGTCCTTTCGGTTCTTGCTGTTTACCGGATTATTAAAATACCCGGGAAACTGAAGTTGAGTACGATTACTGACCCTTTTAAAGGGCAGAGTACGACTCTTCCTCAATACGAGGTTTGATCTGGAAGTGGAGAACTCTTTGGTTTTAATAAACTAAGACTTCAACCCATTTCTTTATCATTCCTCGGAACAGCTGGTCCTAATCATTCCGTCTCAATGCTCGGTATCTGAAAAGATATATGAGCATGAAAGAATTCTCCACTTTTCGAGGACTTAAGAACTTATTGTTCTATTGCCCCGGGAGGTGTTGAACTTCTTTCTTTAATAGATCGAGAAATTGAATTTCTTAGTAACGGATCTTATTCCGGAACTAGAGATTTAATTCTTGGTCGATTAAGTGAGAAGGAAGAGGCGGCCGGAAAGATAAGAGTTTTCGCCATAACGGATTCTATAACACAGTCTGTGTTTAGACCGTTATCTGATGGAATATTTCGTATCTTAGATTCCTTACCTATGGATGGAACCTTCGATCAAAATAGACCGGTTCAGTATTTAAAGGATCTGTGAAAAGCAGATTCTTTAAAAGGCGAAACCTTTTACTCCTACGATTTAAGTGCAGCAACCGATAGGTTACCCATTGATCTCCAACAACAAATCTTAATTAGACTTATTGGGGTCCCAATGTCTCAAAGTTGAGTTAATATCTTAACTAAGAGAGACTGATATCACAAAGGAAAACCTCTTCGATATTCAGTTGGTCAACCTATGGGGGCATTGAGTTCATGGGCCATGTTGGCCCTGACTCATCATACCCTAGTTAGAATCGCAGCGTTACGAGTTGGTATTACCAACTTTACACACTACGCTCTGCTAGGTGATGATATAGTTATAGCGAACAATTCTGTTGCTAAAAGCTATCATACCCTTATGGTTACTGTACTCGGAGTTGATATTAATCTATCCAAGTCAATGATCTCGTTAAACTCGTTCGAGTTTGCAAAGAGAATAGTGACTATGGATGGAGAAGTATCACCCGTAGGTGCAAAGAACTTATTAGTCGGTCTTAAGAGTTTAAAAGGTATTCCTTCTATTCTCCTAGATCTGGTTAATAAGGGTCTCTGTCTTTCTGAGGAAACCTGTGACCAATTATATAAATCGGTTCCAACGGTTCGAAAGAGCCAGTTGAATCGACTTAAATGATTGGTTAAAGGTCCGTTTGGGTTTATTCCTACAGTGGATGGATTATCAGCTAGTATTAAGCTGAGTAATTCGCTCTCCGCTGTTAGTATGGATCGGTTTCTATCTAGTATAGATGAAGCCAAATTCATTCTAAATCTCAGAACATGAGAAAGGAATCTAAAGAAAACTAATGATATCATTAGATCTCTTTTAGCAATGGAATCAATACCAGGATTTGAAGGCCTGGATATAAAGGATTCTCCTTTATACCTGTATATTTTAGACAATTACTGGTCTAAATATGCAGAATTGATTTCAGAGAAACCTGTACGACGTCTTATCTTTGACGGTCCTATAATATTCTTCAATTATTATAGGGAATCTTGAAAGTTTGAGACTATGAAATACATCAAGTCAAAGCTTCAAGATGATCGTGATGAGACTTTTAGTCCACTCGATCCCTTCTCAGATAATAAGATTATTCTACCTTTGTCTCACACAGTTAAATCAGAAAATTTCTGACTTATTGTGAAAGAGTTAGAGGATGAAAAGACCACTTTACTCGGCTTTAGAGGCCTTGTATAGGTCAAATCGGCCCTTCACGGAGCAGATGCAGATTACTTCCTGGTAATCATGACTATCACTCTTTAAAGGGTACGTCTGTAAGACACATAACTACCAAGGATCGAAGTTCGGAAT